CAGTAGGAAAGGAAGCAAAGGAGAACAGACGCAGACCCAACGTAGAGATGCGTGCTGCGTTTGCTAACGCAGTGAATCCATACTTCCACTACACAGATACTGCCAACCTATTCGGACTGCACCGAACCACCATCTACCACTATATTCGCAACCACGAAACATACCACAAGTACAGCCATGACTATCGCTTGTGGTACTCCATCGCATCCGACATTGTATCAAACAAGGTACACGTTCATGCCGTGAAGGGAGAAGCTCCGAACACCAAGACCAAACCCATATACCATGAGCAAGTTGACATCGTCAAAGAGACAGTTAAAATCATCCGAAGAGCTATCCAACAAGTCGAACGAAACCTACGAACAAGTAAAGCATCCAAGTCACTATCAGTCTGGACGGAAGGAGGTGTTCGAGATGATGATAGACATATGGGGGAAGGACTTGTACATAGCATTCTGCGAGATGAACAGCTTCAAGTACAGGATGAGAGCGGGAAAGAAACCCGGGCAGTCGATGGAGCAGGACATTCAGAAGGCGCAGTTTTATGAGCAGCAGATAGAGGAACTGCGTAATGAAAGAGAAAAGAGTAACGATATACCCGACAATCTATCGCACACAGGAAGCGGTAGTCACCTCATTAGATACAGTCTTAAGGAGGATTCAGGAAGGAAAGAGCAAGCCGAGAGTTGAGCTTATTCGTAGCGGAGATAAGAGTGCTAAGCAAGAGCTTCCTGCTGTTTGTTTCAGCGGTGTCTTCACTCCGGGCAAGAGGACTGATGAAGCCCTAGAGTTTCACTCAGGGTTAATCATCCTTGACTTCGACCACTGCGATGTTGGGAGGGTTAAGTCTGCGCTAGCAGGAGACAAGTACGTGATGGCTTGTTGGGAATCACCAAGCGGTGATGGTGTCAAAGCATTGGTTGAGATAACAAATGCCGAACGACATCGCGACCACTATCGTTCGCTCATCAAGTACTTTGACGAGCAGTACGCACTTGAGCTTGACATCACGGGGCAGAATGAATCGAGAGCCTGCTTCGAATCGTATGACCCTGATATTGTAATCAAGTCTGAGTACGAGCGGTATGGTGGTATGCTGTCCGAGCGTTCTCAAAATCAGGAGGTCAAAGAGAAGGGAGGGTGGACTGACTTTCAGAAGGTCAACGTTGCCTCAATGATGATTTCCAAGGCTCAAGATGGCGAGAAGCATAACGTACTCGTGAAGGCAGCCACACTGATGGGCGGATACATCGCAAGCGGAATCGTCGAAGAGGACGTGGCTCGTTGGGTTCTTCAGCGAGAGATATCAAAGAAGGATATCGACTCCTTGGAGGCTGCACTCAAGACGATTGACGATGGTATCAGAGCAGGCAAGCTCATGCCCATCGGTGAGGTGGTCAATACTGAGGAGAAAGCCAAGCGAGACATGCGTCTCACTGACGGTGACATGTCTTTTGTGAGTAGCGATAACGTTGACTACGATTGGATTGAAGACTACGTTGACGGCAACATTCCCGTAGGTTTGAGTACTGGTAATCGCAGGGTTGACGAGAACTTTGTGTTCAAGAAGGAGTTCGTTATGATTAACGGACACAGCAACATCGGCAAGACTACGTTTGCTTTGTGGATGATGGTCGCTAGTGCTATGAACCATGACTGGAGATGGGTCATCTACAGCTCAGAGAACAGGACGGCTGCAGTTAAGATGAAGTTGATGACGTTTGCTTTGAATAAGAAGCTGACTAGCACCACACTGCAAGAGCGCAAGGCTGCACGCAAGTGGGTGGAGGAACACTTCATAGTCATTGACAACAGCAAGACGTATAGCTACTCAGACATCATCATCTTCTGCGAAAAGATTCATAGACAACAGCCTATCGACGGACTGTTTGTAGACCCATACAACAGCCTGAAGATTGAGATGAGTGCTGGTCGTGGCATCGGCCCACACGAGTACCACTATGAGGCTGCCTCTGAGTTCCTTACCCTAAGCAACAACATGCAGATTGCTGTATGGGTCAACGCTCATAGCATCACCGAGAGCCAGCGCAGAAAAGGTGACGATGGATTGCAGGTAGCTCCATACGCAGAGGACACTGAGCACGGAGGCAAGTGGGTCAACAGGGCAGACTGCTTCATCACATTGCACCGAAAGATTCAGCATCCAGATGTACTTCAACGTAGATGCATTGAGATGCACGTGCGCAAGGTTCGTGAGGTGGACACTGGAGGTAAGCCAACACCATTCCTTGAGCCACTGATGTTTGAGTTCAATAGCACGCAGTCTGGATTCGCGTTGTTCGGGCCTGAGCCAAAGTTATTCCCAACACTTAGTGAAAAACTTAGAGGACAACAAGCTGCGATTCATGCGTAAATTGTAACATGAAGAACAGAAGTAGAAAGAACTTGACTAGGCCACAGCGGGGCAGGCAACGGAGAGACCTGTCCCGTGGCTCAGTCAAGCTCAAGTCCACATTGGAGACGTACTGCTATGACCAATTGAGGGAAGCTAAGATTGATTTCGAATACGAGTCCGAGACATTTAGTCTTATGGACTCGTTTCGGTATCCGGGCATATACCACAAGTCAACAAAGGGGAATGACGTATTGATAGACGCTACAAACAAGGTGGTACTTTCAATCAAATACACTCCAGACTTCATAAGTCACAAGGACAAATTCATCATAGAGACGAAGGGGTATGTACCTTCTCAGCACACCTTCCCGCTAAGGTGGAAGCTATTCTTGAATTACCTAAACGATAACAACATGAGTGACTACATGCTTTTCATTCCGAAGAACAAGAAGCAAATTGACCGTGCAATTGAAATCATAAAAAGAAACATAGATGACAGAAGCAAAGCTTAGTCAGCTGTACTCCTTTGCCGCAGAGGAGATTCATAAACTGACTACAGAACTGTACGAGAGCCTGCACACAGACAAAGGTGACCCAGAAAAAGATTGGGACATTGCTTTGGATGAGGTGAGGAAGTACAAGAAGCTCGTAATCATTGAGCTTGAGGGAATCAAAACAGCACTCAAGGAATTCAATGAGCAGTGTAGAGAATGACAAGCTCATTGGAGAAAAGATTGAGGAGGCTTGGGGACGGTTCGTGCTCAACACCTATCCTGTTTCTGAGATAGCGTTTAGTCAAGGCAACGTTCCCGGATGGGACTTGAAGCTCATATCAGATAAAGGTCGAAGCAAGTTCCATGAGGTGAAGTTCGACCAGTCGTCGGCGGCTCCTTGGCTCAACCATAAGGGTGAGGAACGCAGGCCAACAGGTAATCTGTTCATAGAGTACAAGAACCCTCGCTCGGGCAAACCATCAGGCATTGCTGTCACGCGCTCTGACTGGTGGGTATACATCGTTAAGGAGGCGTATGAACTTGTCAGCCTTAGCGATGTTAATCGTTACACGGCAAAGGCTTACATCATACACGCCGAACAACTGAAAGAATTTCTTCGGGGCGAGCACAATTTAAAGTCAGTGCCAACCGTTAGAGACACAGCTGATGGGAGGGTGAATGCAGAAGGCTGGCTTTTGCCCGTTCATACCCTGAAGTCAAGTGGAGTTCTGTTCTACGAAGAGAACTTTACATCGTATATTAGAGCCCTTTTTTCTTCATCCCTTTAACCCATTTTCCTATGGACAATGAACAGTTGGTGGCCTCCATTCCGTGGGGGCCAGTAGGGTACGTCACCTATAAAAGAACGTACTCACGTCAGTTAAACAGCAAGCGCAGTGAGGAGTGGCCTGACACGGTAGAGCGTGTGGTCAATGCCTGCGATAAGCAACTGAAGGTAGGCTTCACACCTGAAGAGGAGCAAGAGTTGAGAGACATCATGATGAATCTCAAGGGTACAGTTGCAGGCAGATTCTTGTGGCAGCTCGGCACGAAGACGGTTGACCGACTTGGCCTTCCATCTCTTCAGAACTGTTCCTTCGTTGTTGTAGACTCACCAATCAGACCATTTACTTGGGCGTTCGAGATGCTCATGCTTGGCAGCGGGGTCGGCTTCAACATCCAACGGGAGAATGTTTACCAGCTCCCGAAGGTTATGAAGAAAAGAGTTAAATTGGTTAGGAAAGATGAAAACGATGCAGACTTTATCGTACCTGACTCAAGAGAGGGGTGGGTTGAACTGCTCAAGCGAACGCTCGAAGCCAGCTTTGAAACTGGTGAGGGATTTAGCTTCGCTACTCACCTCGTCCGACCAGCTGGAGCACCTATCAAAGGCTTTGGCGGAACGGCAAGCGGGGCGGAAGACTTAGTAAAGGGAATAATGAGCATCAATGAGGTGCTTAACAACAGAGCTGGTCAGAGGTTGAGAGCAGTTGACTGTCTCGACATCATGAACATCATCGGAAGTATCGTAGTGGCCGGCAACGTAAGACGCTCAGCTCAGATTGCACTCGGAGATTACGACGACATCGAGTACCTGCGTGCCAAGCGTTGGGACTTGGGTAGCATTCCTAATTGGAGAGCTATGTCTAACAACAGTGTAGTCTGTGATGACATCACCAAGCTTCCCGAAGAGTTTTGGGATGGGTATTCAGGCAATGGAGAGCCATATGGACTCATCAACTTAGAAGCTTCCCGACGGATGGGACGCACAGGGGAGACTCAATATCCAGACCCCGATGTTCAAGGGTTCAACCCGTGTGCTGAACAATCACTAGCCAACTTTGAGACCTGCTGTTTGGCTGAAATCTACCTGCCTAACATAGAGAGCGAAGACGAGCTTCTTAAAGTTGCGAAGTACCTTTACAGAATCAACAAGCATAGCTTGGCAATCAAGTGCGCTGTAAAAGAAACCGAGGACATCGTTCATAAGAACATGCGGATGGGTATCGGTGTTACTGGGTATCTTCAGGCCACCGAGGAGCAACGAAGCTGGCTCGGAATGGTGTATCATAAACTAAGAGAATTCGATGTCGAGTATTCCAGAACTAAGGGATTTCCAGAATCAATTAAGCTCACGACGGTCAAGCCCAGTGGCACGCTGTCTCTACTTGCTGGCGTTACACCGGGAGCTCATCCCGGATATTCAGAATACTTCATTAGACGAATTAGAATGGCTTCAAGTAGCGACCTTGTACAGGCTTGCAGGGAGCGAGGGTATCGCATAGAGTACGTCAGGAACTTTGACGGGACTGAAGACCACGGGACGGTGGTTGTAGAGTTTCCTTGCAAGTTCCCTGAAGGAACGATGTACGCCAAGGACATGTCGGCTATTGACCAGCTCAAAGTAATCAAGAGACTTCAGCAAGAGTGGAGTGATAACAGCGTATCTGTTACTATCTACTACAGAAAGGAGGAGCTTGAAGACATCAAAGCTTGGTTAGCTTTAGACTACTTCAACATGAAGTCGGTGAGCTTCTTGCTTCATAACGACCACGGATTTGAGCAAGCACCGTTTGAAGAGATTACCAAGGAGCAGTACGATGAGATGTCGTCAATGGTTACTCCCATCACCAGCCTCGGAGTTCTCGACATGGCCGACATTGATATTCAAGATTGTGACACCGGAGCATGCCCAGTACGATGAACGAAGAAGTAAGCAAGGAGTTCCAAGAAGGAATGCTTAAGTTCCGAAGAGAACAGTTGATGGACACGCTCATTGAGGCAGAAGCTCTGCTTGCAGACGGATTCGAAGATGCCCTGATGGGACATACTCAAGGCCCAAACATAGTAGCAGTCTACGAGTATGACCTTTGCATCCACATCCTCATGACGCGAGATGACATGACATGCGAAGAGGCAATCGAGTTCATGGACTTCAATGTACTTGGTTCCTATGTTGGAGAAAAGACACCAATCTTCATCTCAATCCAATGAGAAGGATAGCTGATTGCTGGATAAGCCAGCTTTACTATCTTGGTGTCGTTACTCCGGATTAGTGTACCAGAGTTTCGCAACCTTAAAAAGCCCTCGCTTAACGCGGGGGCTTTTCTCTTACATAGATATCGTTATGAACATCTTGTAGTAGCTGGTCGATGCTTACGTTTCTTCTATTGTCTACGTTCTCCGCCCAGTTTAAAATCATACTCTCCTGCTCCTCAGACAACCCCATACCCATAGTCTGTTCGTTGCAGTTCCATCCAAAAAATGATAGCACATATTGCAGGTCTCCAATGTCT